TTATATTAAATTAGGACCAGCTAACAGTTTATTTGCTCATATAGTAACTGATAGAAGTAAATTTTATTTTAATAAAAGATTAGTAGTAGACGAAGGTATTATAGCTTCTTATAATGAAGACTTAAAATTAAGAAGAGCTGATGCTGATAATGATTATATATTAATCAGAGACACAAGTATAGGCTTCTTCTTAGATGGAGTAGAAGATATGCGCCTTGAAAATGATGGTGATTTGCACGTAGAAGGTGATGTTATAGCATACTCTACTACAATATCAGATAAAGTATTAAAAGATGACGTTATAACAATAGATAGCGCGTTAGATAAAGTAAGCAAACTTAGGGGTGTTGAATACACGTGGAATGCTACTTCAAGAAAAGGACAAAAAGATATAGGAGTTATAGCACAAGAAGTAGAAGAGGTTATACCAGAAATAGTAAGGGAAAAGAAAATGTCTCTAATAGAAGGAGAAACGTATAAGACAGTTGATTATGAAAAATTAACTGCGGTATTGATTGAAGCTGTAAAAGAATTAAAAGAAGAAGTAGAAGAATTAAAAAATAAATGTAATGACTGTACCAAGTAGTGGAGAGTTATCCTTGCAAGGATTATACAATGAGGTTGATGATAGTACATACCCAGGTAGTGGATCTAACACAAATGTGTCGTTAAAAAACATCTCTACAGGTGCAAACCCACCAGGCGTTGCTATTAACCAATCTAGTAGTAGTAAACCAGATGGTGTTGCTCCTCACAAAATGAGTGAGTTTTATGGATATGACCAGGGCACAGCATACACAGGGTTTACACTATATTATTACGCAGGTAAATGTACTGACTCAAGCTGTGTGTGTAGCTCATCAAATACAATGACGGTATACTCGGATACAGCAACTAGTGCATCAGATATTTTTGCTAACCAAAGAACTATATACCAAGACTCAGCTGGAACCACTTTAGCACCAGCGTATTGGTATGCAGCTGGTACAAATACCGGTGACAACGCTGGTAAGTGGTCTAATGCTGGTAGTGGCTCTTGGACAATACTTGAAACTTGTGGACAATGAATTATATATTTAACGAAAATAGTATTTATGATTTAGATTGCGGCACGTGCGGCAATAAAGGGATGTTGGTTATGCATGTGGATCATGCAGACTATGAAAACGCAGTAGCAGATTTTATTACATTTGAAGGTGCTACTATATTAGAAATAGGGTATGGCATGGGATTATCTGCTACTCAAATACAAGCAAATAACCCAGCTAAGCATATTATTATAGAAAATCATGAAGAAGTATATAATAACGCAGTTGCATGGGCAGAAGATAAAGATAATGTAGAGGTAATATTTGGTGATTATAAAGAGGTAATAGGTCAATTGACAGATAATTTTGATGGTATTTATCACTCGGCTGACAAAGAATCAAAAGAGAATCTATTTTCTTTCAGAAATGATGTTAAAGACTTGTGTAATGAAAATTGTAAACTAGTTATGCTTAATTGGGATACTAATAGAGCAATATTCAACAAAGCTAATTACAAAGAAATACAAACATCACAAGCATATAAAGATACTTTTGGTGAGTTACAAACTTTTATAGTATATACCACATTAATAAATAATGAGTGGGGTAAAGTAGATACAGATCCTATTTACACAAACTTAAAATAACAGTAAACACTGTAATAATAAAGATATAATTTTAACTTAAAATAAATAATTATGGCAATTACATATACATGGAAGATCACGGCTATGAAAAAAGCACCATCGTTAGACGATTTGTCTGATGTGATCACTCACGTTAACTTTGAATACAAAGGTGTTGATGAGAACGATAATGAAGGAGTATTTAACGGCGCATGCCCTATACCTGCTCCAGATGCGAATAATTTTACAGCATTAGCAAGCTTAACTGAAGCTGATGTGATTGAGTGGGCAAAAGCTAATCACCCAACTGATCATATGAACGAGGTAATCGAAAAGCAAATAGCTGATAAGATTACACCTAAAAATGAAGAGGCTACTATGCCTTGGGCTCCAGTTGAAGAAGAAGCTGCTGCTGAAGAAGTAGTTGAAGAAGAGGAAGCTACTGAGGAAGCTCCAGCTGAGGAAGAAGCTACTGAAGAAGATCCTGCATAGTAGGACAATAGCAAGTTAATATTATTATATTGTATGTAATAATATTAGTGTAAATTTTTAACAATTTAATTTAATGAATTATGAATAAAAAAGTAGAAGACATAAAAGTGGAAAAAATATCTGAAGAGCAGTTAACAGAGCTCCAAGGTCACGTTAATAAAATTAACCAAGCACAATTACAACTTGGTGGATTAGAGTCTCAGAAACACAGCTTATTGCACGCTATCGCGAATATGCAAACTGAATTATCTGAGTTTCAAAATAAACTAGAAGAGGAGTATGGTAAAGTAAGTATTAGTATACAAGACGGAACTATTGCACCACTTCCTGAAAGCGTGGAAGATGAAGCTAATAAGGAAAATTAGTATAGGAAAAGATTATAAAAATGACGCAATGCATTACTCTGTAGGCCAAGAGGTCTACGGAGGGCACGTCATTTGTGATATATTAGAGAGAGAGGAGAAGTATAGCGTTTTTATAAAAAAAGCCAATGATGTTATTCCTTGGAAAGATTTTAATAAAAACATGGCTATATCAGTAGAATATAATCTTGAATACTGATGCGTAGTTTATACGATTTTATTATTGAACCAGTAGGTGAAAGATATAACAATAAAAAAAAAGTTGGAGATAAAGAGTTGATACTTAATACTGATATGTCTCAACATAAATTTGTTAATAGAGAAGCTAAAGTATTAAGTACACCAACTTTATTAAAAACTGATATCAAACCAGGTGATACCGTTATTATACATCATAATGTTTTTAGAAGATGGTATGATGTAAGAGGTGTTGAAAAAAACAGTAAAAGTTTTTTAGGTGATAATAAATACGCCGTTAGACAAGACCAGATATTTTTATATAAAAGAAATAAAAATTGGATAGCACCTAGTGGATATTGTTTCGTGCAACCTATAAAATCAAATGATAAATATAGTTTTGCAAAAGAACAGCCATGCGTTGGTATATTAAAATACCATGATAACTCAATAGAAGACGTTAGTGTTAATGACTTAGTTGGATTTAAACCTGATAGTGAATATGAGTTTATTATTGAAGGTAAGAGATTATATCGTGTTTTAAGTAAATTTATTACAGTTAAATATGAATATCAAGGACAAGAAGAAGAGTATAATCCAAGCTGGGTATAAAGCGGTTGATGAGTTAATTAAAGTTGCAAAAGAAGAAATTGTAGATACAGACGAGGATGTATCAGCTGACAGACTTAAAAATGCTGCAGCAACTAAAAAGCTAGCTATATTTGATGCTTTTGAAATACTAAACCGCATTGAAGAAGAAAAGAATATGCTAGATGGGAAAGTAAAAGAAGAGAGTAAACCAAAGGCTTTTGGTGGTTTTGCAGAAAAACGATCTAAATAATGTACGAACAAACATTATATAAAATTGTTAAGCCAGTTAAAATAAATACACTTAAGCGACTTAACAAAAGTAAAAAGTGGAAATATGGTTACAATAAAGAAAATGATATTGTAGTTATAAGTAAGACTGGGCAAATTGGTGATATTATTGAAATACAAAATTTAAAAATAGCTTTACCAAAGCAACCAACTAAAGTAACAAAGTTTAAAGGTAATAAATGGGAGGTAACACCATACCCAAAAGAACTTAACAGGATAAAAACAATATTTGATTGGAGAGATTATCCTGATGATTTTAAAAATAAATATATTGACTATATAGAGGATGAGTTTACTAAAAGAGAACAAGGTTTCTGGTTTTATAATAAAGGTATCCCTACTTATATTACTGGTACTCATTACATGTACCTCCAATGGTCAAAGATTGATGTTGGACACCCTGACTATAGAGAAGCCAATAGATTATTCTTTATTTTTTGGGAAGCGTGCAAAGCAGACGAAAGAGCTTATGGCATGTGCTATCTCAAGAACAGACGCTCAGGCTTTTCTTTTATGGCATCGGGGGAAACAGTTAACCTTGCCACAATATCTTCCGACGCACGCTACGGGATTTTGTCCAAATCTGGTTCCGATGCGAAAAAGATGTTCACGGATAAAGTTGTCCCGATTTCGGTCAATTATCCTTTCTTCTTCAAACCGATTCAAGATGGAATGGATAGACCCAAGACGGAACTGGCGTACAGAGTACCCGCATCTAAACTTACCAGGCGTAAACTTACCACCGCCTCCAGTGACCAGCCAGAAGAACTCACAGGGTTGGACACCACAATCGATTGGAAAAACACTGGAGACAATTCGTACGATGGAGAAAAACTCAAACTCCTCGTCCACGATGAATCGGGGAAATGGGAAAGGCCAGACAACATCCTCAACAACTGGAGGGTCACGAAAACAACGTTAAGACTTGGTAGTAGAATTATAGGAAAGTGTATGATGGGATCAACGTGTAATGCGTTAGACAAGGGAGGTGATAATTTTAAAAAACTATATTATAATTCAGATGTTACCAAACGAAATAGAAATGGCCAAACTAATTCGGGCCTTTACTCTTTTTTTATACCAATGGAGTGGAATTATGAAGGTTTCATTGATGAATATGGAATACCTGTCTTTGAAGCTCCAGAGAAAGAGGCAATTGGTCCACATGGCGATATCATTGACACAGGTGTTATTGAGCACTGGCAAAACGAAGCTGAAGGCCTTAAAAATGACCAAGACGCATTAAACGAGTTTTATCGTCAGTTTCCTAGAACTGAAGAACACGCGTTTAGAGACGAAACTAAAAATAGTATATTTAATCTAGTAAAGCTATATGAGCAAATAGATTATAACGAAGAAATTAATACTGGTGTATCAACTGGTAGTTTCCAGTGGGTTAACGGAGTAAAAGACACAAATGTTATATTTTATCCAGATCCACAAGGTAGATTTAAAGTATCATGGATACCACCAACTCATTTACAAAATAGAGTTGTAGAAAAAAATGGTATTAAATACCCTGGCAATGAGCACATGGGTGCTTTTGGTTGTGATAGTTATGATATATCAGGAACTGTTGATGGTAAAGGATCAAAAGGTGCTTTGCATGGTTTAACAAAGTTTAGCATGGAAGATGCGCCGCCTAGTCAATTCTTTTTAGAATATGTGGCTAGACCACAAACAGCTGAAATGTTTTTTGAGGATGTTTTAATGGCATTAGTATTTTATGGTATGCCGTTATTAGCAGAGAATAACAAACCCCGTCTGTTGTATCATTTAAGAAGACGTGGTTATAGAGGTTACTCAATGAACAGGCCTGATAAAGCGTGGAATAAATTATCTGTTACAGAAAAAGAAATAGGTGGTATACCAAACACAAGTGAAGATATTAAACAAGCGCATGCTGCTGCTATTGAAATGTATATACAGGAGCACGTAGGTTTAAAAGCTGACGAGACATATGGAAATATGTATTTTAATAGAACATTAAACGATTGGTCTAAATTTGATATAAATAAAAGAACAAAGTTTGATGCTACTATTAGTAGTGGTTTAGCAATAATGGCGTGTAATAGACATTTATACACACCTAATGTTAAAGTAGAAAAACAAAAATTAAATTTAAGTTTTGCAAGATATGCAAACGATGGAACAAGATCGCAAATAATAGGATAATATGGCAAAAACAACACAAGGTTATTTTCCTAGTCAAGTAGTAAGTGATGCTGAAAAAGCTAGCTACGAGTATGGTTTAAAAGTAGCTAAAGCAATAGAAAATGAATGGTTAGGTAACAATGGTGCTAACCTAAATAGATTACAAACTACAAGACAAGAATTTCATAAATTAAAATTATACGCAAGAGGTGAACAATCTGTTCAAAAATATAAAGATGAATTATCTATTAATGGTGATTTATCTTATCTTAATTTAGACTGGAAACCAGTCCCAATAATCCCTAAGTTTGTAGATATAGTAGTAAATGGTATTGCTGAAAGAACATATGATATAAAAGCGTATTCTCAAGATCCGTATGGAGTTGCTAAGAGAACTGAATATATGGAATCTATATTAAGGGATATGGAAACGCGAGATATAAATGATTTTGCTAATCAAGCGTTTGGGGTAAACATATATGAAAATGATCCATCTATGCTACCTGAAACAGAAGAAGAATTAACTCTTCACATGCAATTAAACTACAAACAAAATATTGAACTCGCAGAAGAACAAGCAATAAGTGTTTTATTAGAAGGTAGTAACTTTGAAAATATAAAGAAAAGAGTTTATTATGATTTAACCGTATTAGGTATTGGAGCTATAAAAAATACTTTTACTACTTCAGAAGGCGTTAAAGTAGATTATGTTGATCCAGCTAATATGGTATGGTCTTATACAGAGAGTCCATACTTTGATGATATATACTACGTGGGTGAGGTTAAAGATATACCAGTCAACGAACTTAAAAAACAATTTCCAGATTTAACTAATGAAGATTTACTTAAAGCCGTTGAGCAAGGTCCACATAGAGGTGTTATCGGTAATAGAAACATCGAATCATATAATGATGTAGATAGAAACATTGTGCAGGTTTTATATTTTAATTATAAAACATACGCTAATGATGTATATAAAGAAAAGCAATTAGCGAGCGGCGCAGATAAAGTAATACAAAAAGATGATTCGTTTGACCCACCACAAAGTGACGAAAGATTTAAAAAACTTTCTAAGTCAATAGAAGTTTTATATGAAGGCGCTTTAGTATTAGGAACAAAGAAATTATTAAAATGGGGCTTAGC